CTATAAGTCCTGGGAGTTTTAAAGTCCCATTGGTTATACCAAGTGTAATGTTTATCTTTATTCCATTGAAAGTTATCCATCATGCTTCTCCTGCTGATCTAATTGATATTGCTCTTCAAGTTCTTTTTGTCTCCAGAACTCTTGTTGATCTAAATACTCATCATAGTCTAACCATCTTTCGTCCATTATTCACCTCCTTTGATATTTTGAATATCATTCTCAAAGTCAGCAAATATCTCATCTATAGTTAAAGTTCTATGAGGGCCTGTTCTATTAAAAAAGTTTTCAAATACATTTGGGTTGTTATTTGCCCATTCACCACATTTTGGTACTGGTTTTAAGTTAGGTAGTTTTTTGTTTGTATCCATTATTCTCTCCTTGTTAATAAATACTACAAACGAATGGTGATCTTATTGAAATAAAATGTCAAGCAATTTAGCAAAATATTTTTCTTGCTCTATTTTTTTGCTAGCAGTATACTACCGACCTATGGATGATACAGTTGAATTTTGTACGAAAGGACGTGTATTATACCATATTTCAATGTGTTACGCTTAAGGAGAGTTTATGAAAATAAGAAACTGGAGTAAATATCAGCATTACCATGACAGATGTCCGCCATGGATAAAAGTACATAGATCGTTATTAGATGACTTTGAATGGCATAATTTAGATCCATTATCCGCAAAAATGCTTATTAATTTATGGTTGTTGGCCGCAGAGGATATTGATGGTAATTTACCATCCGTGGACACTATGGCTTTTAGACTTAGAATTGAAAAGCCTTTATTAAACAAGTGTTTATCTTCACTCACACCATGGTTAGAAGAGCTAGATAGCAACGTGCTAGCAAACATGGAGCAAAGTGGGGGTACAGAGACAGAGACAGAGACAGAGACAGATCTTGTGGAGCAAGTTTCTATAGAAGAAACTTTCGATAGGTTTTGGAAGTTATATCCGTCTATAAGAAAAGTAGCTAAACAAAAATGCTTTGAACGCTGGAAGGCTAAAAAGTATTATAAGATCGCTGATCAAATTATTGGTCATGTAGAAGCAATGAAACAAAGTAAGCAATGGAAGGATGGGTACTCGCCAGCCCCAATAACTTACATTCAGCAGATGCGTTGGTTGGATGATATTGAGGTTGAACGTAAGCCATGGGAAGGTGGTATATGAATATCAATGACGCAATGAGTAAGCTGACGGTTAGTCAGCAAGAGGTAAATAACTTTTACAATGGAGAAACTTATGGTAACGAATTTAAAATTAAAAGTGCAGATATTTTTATTGATGATCTGCTTAAATACTACTCTACTGAAGTACACGCTGGCAAGACGTTACCGTGGGCTAAAACGTATGATAAATTCCATGTTCGGCCAGGGGAGGTAACTTTAGTCACCGGACCTAGCGGCCACGGCAAGTCAATGTGGCTTTCACAAGTAATACTGCATTTAATGAAAAGCTCAATATGTTTAGTAAGCAGCCTTGAGATGAGGCCGGTACTCACTATGGCTCGCATGGTGGCTCAGGCGTTAGGATCACAAGAGCCTACAGATGAATACGTCACTCGGTTTTGTGAGCGTGCAGCTAGTAAGCTGTATATCTACGATCAAACTGGAGTCACTACATCTGAAGATATGATAGCCACATTGTATTGGGGCAAGCACGTCCTCGGAGTGGAGGTATATGTAATTGACTCATTGATGAAGATGGCTGATATTGCTGAAGACAATTACAATGCTCAAAAACTTTTTGCTGATAGACTTGCAGTCGTCTGTAGGGATCTTAACATACATATTTTTTTAGTAGCACATACTAGAAAATTATCGGACGAAGAACAGATACCAGACGCAACGGACATCATGGGCAGCTCGCATCTGCGCAACCTGAGCGATAATATCTTATGCTGCTGGCGCAACAGATACAAAGAACGTTTAAAAGATGAAGGCAAGACACCGGATGATGAACTGAAGGGTATACCAGATGCAAAGATATTCGTCCAGAAGCAGCGTAATTTTCAGTTTGAGGGGTCATTTAATTTCTGGTATGATCCAAAAGGTTTACGTTATAAGGAGAGTCCATGAAAACAGCAAATGAGTTCTTAAAAGAAATACAAAAAGTATTTGGTCAAGTAGAGTACAAAGCTACTACAAATGATGGTAAAGTATTTAAAAGCAAAGGATGGGAGAGTAAATATGACAAAGAGAATGACAGTAAGCGAAGTGAATTTCCAAGAGTTTATAAGTCTAATGCAAGATGAAATAAAAGCTAACGGACATGTTGATGTTAAGTTTTCTGATAAAGGTAAAAAGTTAAGATCAAACTCACAGAATGATAAGTACTGGGCCATGTTAAAAGAGTTAGGCGACTATCTCGGATACCATGACTATGAACTACATGAGCTTCTTACTTTCCAAAACTTAGCTGAAACTAAAGTAGTTGCTGGACGTCCTGTCACGCACGTTCGATCTACAACGGATCTGGATACTCACGAATTTTCTGATTATCTTGAGCAAGTAAGACGTTTTGCTATTGAGTACGGTTTTAGGTTTCCAAGTGATATATCGCAACACTAAACTTTTAAAAATTTTAAGAGACATTCCATGTCAGTCATGCGGTGCAAGTGACGGTACTGTAGTGGCTGCACATAGGAATGAGGGAAAGGGCATGGGTCTCAAAAATTCGGATGCGCTTACCTGTAGTCTATGTTATCATTGTCACTATGAATTAGATGCTGGTAATAAACTTACCAAGGATCAAAAGCGTGATATGTGGAATAGAGCATACGTAAATACTATGCAATATCTTTGGGAACATGACATGATAGGAATTAAATAATGGGTAAAGGATCAGCGCCAAGGCCATATAGTGTAGACCAGGATACGTTTAGCAATAATTGGGATACAATATTTAAAAAGGAAAAGAATAGTGATGATGTATCACCTCATGCTTATGAATATGAACTTAATAAGTCTACAGGTGAAGTAGAAAAAACTTTTAAACAAGGTATCTTTAAACCAAACCAAGGACAATTTAATGGCAATGTCACCGACACAAGTAGCATTAGCAAAGATGAAGAAGGAAAATTATCCTCTGGTGCAGATAGTTGAAACATTTAACTTCCACGCAGGCGTACGCAAAGACCTCTTTACGTTTATTGACATCCTTGCAATAACTGAAGAAGGCCAAGTGGTAGCGGTCCAGGTTACTTCTAAAAGCAATATGGGTGCAAGAATAAAAAAAATAACTGATAGTGAAGCTGTTAAATATGTACGTAAAGCAGGGTGGAAAATATTTGTATGGGGTACATATAAACAAAATAACAGGTGGCATGTTAAGGAAGTTGATGTCTCATGAAAGTAACAGCGATACAAACAAAAGCATATCGCATGAAGGATATGTTGTTAGATGTAATAAATGAAGACGAGGTTATTACATGTAAAGAAATAGCTAGACGTTTAGGCCTTAAGTTTAATGATATTAAATTTGTAGTAATTAAACTTGTAGAATGGGAATTGTTATGTGAGAAAAGAGGAGGCAAGTATCTTTTCTATCATAAACCTAAAAAACATTATCTGCAGGAGCTTTATCATCCAATGCCAAACTTTAAAATATTAAGTGTTTATAGACATACCGCAGATCAAGATAAACATAGTGTAAGAAACCCATATAGAGGCATTCAGTCTTTTAATGCTAGTATCCTAGGAATTCAACATGATCCGTATTGATAGACTTATGCAAATACTAGATGATTGGGCCTTATGGATGAAGTCGGATAATCACCGCCTGGGTTATCCATCTAAGTCAATTGGTCTCTCGTCAGGGGGAGAGTCAACGGTAGACTCGTTTGATGAGATGATAGATATTCAAGACCTTTCTAACGTCCATGTAGTCGACTCTGTTATACACAGCCTTCCTGGTGAGCAGCAAGATGCCATATATCACCGCTATTTACATTCTAAAAAGCCTTTGGCCTATGAATACAAACTAGATCTGGCAATGGACAACCTTTTAACCATAGTATCAAAAAGAATTAATGCCTAGCATCTTGACAAAACGCATTTCCGTGGTAAAATATCACGCAATGGGATAATTACGCCCATAAACTCCGTAACTCTCCTTAAACCCTATCTTAACCGGTAGGGTTTTTTATTTTATGCGTCCCAAAATTTGCAGTACATGCGGCCAGCCGTATGATGACACCGGCTATGAACAATGTCCAGAGTGTCAATATGATCACACGTTTATAAGGATACCTAATGAAGAAGCCAACCACAAAAGCAGGAAAGACAAAGAAAGTATCAAAAGTCATGAAAGAGTGGAAAGCAGGAACTCTTCACTCAGGAAAAAAAGGCCCAGTAGTTAAGTCAAAAAAACAAGCCGTAGCTATCGCACTCAGCGAGGCCGGTATGTCTAAAAAGAAAGGTAAATAATTATGCCAATGGTCGGAAAAATGAAGTTTGCTTACACCGAAAAGGGTAAGAAAGAAGCTAAGTCTTACGCTAAAAAAACAGGTAAAGCTATGAAAGCTAAGCCTATGAAAAAGGCAGCTAAACGTGGCAAATAAGCCAGGTCTTTATAGTAATATTTTAGCCAAGAAAGCTAGAATCAAGGCTGGCTCTGGGGAACGAATGAGAAAGCCAGGAACAAAAGGCGCACCGACTGCTAAAGCATTCAAAGAGTCAGCAAAAACAGCTAAAAAGAAATGATCAAAAAAGGTAAAGAAACATTCTCAGGTTATAATAAACCTAAGAGAACTCCGAGTCATCCTACTAAGTCACATGCAGTATTGGCTAAAGAGGGTGACACAGAGAAACTTATACGTTTTGGACAAAAAGGTGTAAGTGGCGATAAAACAAATACAGATAGAGCCAAGTCATTTAAAGCAAGGCACGCTAAAAACATTGCAAAAGGAAAAATGTCCGCAGCATATTGGGCTAACAAAGTTAAGTGGTAAAGCTAGATATATATGTAGGATATGATGGCAAGGTAGAACCAATTGCTTATCATAACTTTTGCCAGTCAGTTATAGAGAAGTCATCTATACCGGTAAGTTTT